CGAGCTTTCTTAGATGATGGTAAACTATCTTTAGAAGAAATTGATGCTGTGTTTAACAGGAAAGTTGGAGGAGATAAGTAATGGCTAAAGTTGAATGGGATTATATTGTTCCAGTTAAAATGCCTGCCGCATTAAAAAGTGTAGAGCCAGGTAAGTTGCACCCAAGTTTGTTGCGAGATATTCCAACTGGTGGAAAGTTGTTTTATCTTGCAGCTGATGCTTGGAATGCAATGGTTGAGGCTGCAAAAGCTGCTGGTGTGGAACTTAAGCCCACGAGTAGCGGAGATTTATATCGCAGTTATGACAGCCAAAAGGCTGGATTTTTAAGTCGCTACAGTCTTGAAAATACTGGTACTGGTTCAACAAAAACTTTTGAAGGTAAAACTTGGTATTTGAAGAAAGGTATGGCGATGCTAGCGACACCAGGTAAGTCGCAGCATAATCTCGGGTTGGCTGTGGATATTGCTAACGCTTCAGAAAAGAAAAGAATTAATTGGTTAATTGCTAATGTTGAAAAATTTGGGTGGAGTTGGGAAGTTGTTCCAGAGGAACCTTGGCATATTCGTTATGTATCTGGAGATACACCGACTGCTGCTGTACAAGAATATGTTGCTCGCAATCCAAAACCAACAGGAATGTTTGGGACTGTAGCGGAACAGAAAGCTGCTGCTGAAGCAAAAGTTGCAGCACCAAAAGCAAATGTTGAGGAAGCGAAAGGCAAGCCTGTTTTACGGTTGGGTCAGAAAGGTGTTTTTATCAAAGAAGCTCAAAGGCTTTTAGAAAAGAATGGCTACCAATGTAGACCTGATGGCGATTTTGGACCTAAGACACAAGACCTTGTTGAACAATTTCAGAAAGCAAGAAGCATTCCAGTGACGGGTGAAATTGATCAACCGACTTGGGCTGCATTGCTAGCATAACCAATTTAAGATAAAATCTTAGAGAGGTATTATGGCTGCAACTAGAGATATTAGTATTTACCAAGGCGATACTTATGCGCATGAATTGCGCATAAAAGATAGCGCCAATGCAAATGTGAATATTACAAGTAGAACTTATACTGGTCAAATTAGAAAGAAAAGAAACTCCGACACAGTAACGGCTACTTTTACATCAACCATTACCAATGCCGCAAATGGCATTGTTGTAATGTCTTTAGCATCTGGATCTACTGCTAACATAGCATCTGGAACTTATGTTTACGATTTTCAGGAAACAAATGGGGCAACTATTACTACCTTAATTACTGGTGTTTGCACTGTTACTGGAGATGTAACCCGTGTCTGATATTACAACAGTACAGGTAACTACCACTGATATCTCAAATGTTGCGGTTACAACAGATATAACGGTGTTAAATCAATCAAGTGGTACAATTAATTTAGGAAACTTAAGTTTAGCTACAACAGTTACTGATATTGCAAGAGCTGGTGTGGTTGGAGTAAGCGCTTTAGCTGCCAGGGCAGATCATGTTCATAGTGCAGCAAATTTATTAATGGATGGAGGAAACTACTAATGGCTAATACGCTAAGAATTAAAAGAAGGTCGTCTGTTGGAGCAGCAGGTGCGCCAACGAGTTTGGAGAATGCAGAATTAGCATTTAACGAAGCAGACAATATTTTGTACTACGGTACAGGAACTGGCGGGGCTGCTGGTAGTGCAACATCTGTTATTGCAATTGGTGGTTATGGGGCATACACAACGCTCGGCACAACACAAACTATTACTGGGAACAAAACATTTTCTGGGACTGTAGTTGTCCCTACGCCTTCAGCAAACACACATGCTGCAACAAAAGCTTATGTTGATAGCTCGTTGCCTACATTGTCTGGCACAGAAAATCAAATCACTTATACATCTGGCACAATTGCTCTTGCAACTAATGTTACAACACCAGGCAACTTAACTGTCACTGGAGACTTAACTGTTCAGGGTAATACAACAACTCTTAACACGGCAACTCTAGTTGTTGAAGATAAGAATATTGTTCTCGCCAATGTTGCGACACCAACAGATGTTACAGCGGATGGTGCTGGGTTTACAATTAAAGGTGCAACAGATAAGACACTTAACTGGGTTGACGCTACAGACGCTTGGACATCTTCTGAGCATTTCAATATTGTCGCTGGTAAGTCATTCTATATTGGCGGTTCAGCGGTTCTTTCAAACACCACTTTGGCATCAAGCGTTGTTACATCAAGCCTCACATCAGTTGGAACAATTGGTACTGGTGTATGGCAGGGAACAGCTATTGCTTTAGCTTACGGTGGTACTGGTTCTACAACTGCTGGCGGTGCAAGATCTGCTCTGGGTCTTGCAATCGGCACAGATGTTCAAGCTTACAGCGCTCAGTTAGCAGCACTTGCTGCCAACACTGCTACAATTGATGGTGGTACTTTCTAATTAAGAGGCTTTAATGGCTAATGTAATTAAATTAAAAAATTCAGGAACAGCTAACGGTGCCCCCGCCTCACTTGAGGTTGGGGAGCTTGCTATTAATTACGCAGACGGTAAGATTTTTTATAAAAACTCAAGCAATACAATTGTTTCTTTTGATATTAGCGGGGCGGTTTCGGTTGCTGATTTAGATACTCAAGTTAGCGATATTGAAGTATCTGTAGCTATGCAGACATTCTAAGGCTTAGAATACCTTCTCTGATATAATTGACTATTATGGATGATGTAAAATTAGATACAAGTAAGACGCTTACTTTAACGCTTCCTTCTGACCCAACTTCAAATGCGGTCTCCGTGAAGTTGTACCATGAGTTTGGTTCGCTTGTAAGTGGACCAACGGCAGCAACTAGGGCTTCGGCGGGTGTTTATACAATCACTTATGGACAGTTGGCATCTGGTCATTATGTTCTAAATTCAGCGGGCAGGCATCGTGCTGATTTTATATATACTGTATCTGGCACTTCCTATACAAAATCTCAATATATAAATGTCTACACCCCTTATATCACGGCTGATGACTTCTTTGAGGATCATCCCGAACTAGAAGATGACTGGTATGACAAGTTTGATAAAATGGAAAAGAAAGTAAGAAACATTATTAACACATTCTGCGGTCAACAATTTGACTATTATCCATCAAAGTATATTGAAATTCCTGGAACAAATAAGAAAACTTTACATTTGCCTTACCCAATTGTAGATTTAACGAAGGTTACTTTAAATCTTGGAATGAGTGATGAAGCCATTCTATATGATTCGTCAGATGCATCCTATACTGCTATAGAGAAAGCAAAGGAACCGCACAGCTTTGGAAGTACATACTATATTCAGTTTAAGCGATCAATGCTGGATAGCGTTCAAACAGTCATTACGACAAACAAATTTAACGCTGCTGATTCTTACAAGATTGAGGGCAGCTTCGGCTGGCAGTTTGTTCCTAATAATATTGAACAGGCAGCGGATTTGTTGCTTGAAGACATGATGAATAATGATTCTGAATACAGAAGGCATGGCATCCACTCCGCAGATATGGATATTTTGAAAATTCAAACAAGTGACAGCTTCTATGAATCAACTGGGAATATTGATGCAGATGTTTTGTTGATGGACTACACATTGTTTATTATGGATTATGTGGTCTAATGTCAAATGGTTCTTATTTAAGATTCACTCACAAATGTGATGTCTATCAGAAGACAATAACGACTAGCGCTGCTGGACAGAAGGTTGCCGCATTTACAATGCTTGCAACAATTCCTGGGCAATTCCAAGCACCACTTGAAGCGAACAGCACTAGCGAAAGAAGAGTTGCTCCCTATCAAGAAAACTTACCAAAGTATGAATTGATTGTTCCTGCTAAATATGCAGAATATATTACATACAGCAATAGAATTAAAAATATTGTTGATCGTTATTCAAATGTAATAGAAAGTAGCAATTTTGAAATTATTGGAATTCAGCCTAATTTCTCTTTTTCGGGTAGAAAGCATTCTGTTAAAGTTTCTTTAAGAAGAGTTGTGGAGGGCGAATAATGAGAGTAAATGGAAGCGATCAAGTATCGTTATTACTTGCTAGGTTGGAAAGAATCCCTATGGACATTGAGTCGGGGGTTGCCGAGGGGATTATGGCAAGTGAATCTACTATTATGAGCAATGTTGTTGAGCAGTATGGAGACATTTTTGAAAATGTAGAATGCTCAGTTCGCAGTGGAGAAAGCATTGATGTCATATTTAATGTTGGAGAAATATATCATTTTGAAAACTCTACGGGGGAGCAGTTCTCTGGAATGGTTGAGTCAATGTCATCTAATGTTTTAGATAATATAAAAACTGCAGTATCTAAAAATATTGGGGTTACATATGGCGCTTAGTGTTTATGACATCAATACGGCATTGATTGCTGATGCGACTTTGGCAAACATTGCTGGTAAAACTATGAACTTCTTCCCAGTGGTTGCTACCAATGGCGAAACGGCTCCTTTTGTTATTTATTATTACCAACCAATGGTCCCAAATGTTGAGGCATATTGGATAAGAAAAGACAGCATTCGTTATTGTATTTTTGATACAAATGTTGACAGGCTCTTTCAGCTTTCCGAAAGGTTTTTGTATATTTTAAGCAAAGGCGATGAAGTCGCTAAAACTGGTGGGATTACTGGATCAAACTCCAGGATATTGTCTTCATACCAAACGGGGGCTAATCTATCCGCCCCGCTGGAGAAAGAAGGCTGGTATAGAATGAATTTAGACTTTAAAATCTGCAATGTTTAGTGAAGTGTGGTAAAATAATAAGATATGGAGTATAGTACAATAACATACATTGGTAAAAGTTCTGGTTATGTAGTCAAGCTTC